CCAATTTCAAAATAATGGAGCTCCTAGCCGACAAGCTTTTGGTAGCAACATATCTTGCAATGGCAGCACTATGACATTTAGTCCATTTTATATGGGCAATGATACAGAACCACAAACAGAAGATGGTTATGTTATCTCAGAAAACTGGGGGTTCCAAATTAATTTTATGGTACCTCTAAATAGAGATTTGACTAAGCAATGTGAACGCATGGCTGAAAGTCAGATACAAAAAAACAAATTAGACTTCGAGCTAGTTCGTGCATTAAAATGTGCAGAACTACAACAGAAAGGCTTTACCCTGCTACCCGGGTCACGTGTATATCACATATGCTCCGACGTAGTACCTATTCAATCATTATTAAAAAACAATGTTAGCAATCCTTAAACCATTTGTGCTATCAGCACTTAAGTCACCAAAATTTAAGATTTTTGTAGTTGAACTACTAGAAAAGCTAGTAGAGCAAACAGATAATGAGCTAGATGACAGAGCATTACAAATTGTCAAAAAAGGCTTAGATCTATAATTTAATGAGTAATTCCATCCAAGTCATTGATGATGTTCTGCCTTGGGAAGACTTTGCAGAACTAGCTCATGACATAATGAAATCTCCTATTTATCTTCCGGTTGACTCAACAGTCAAACCAAGTGAAACGGACGGAAGTATAGAAGATTTCGGTATGGTAGCTTATCCTAAACAAAAAATACATGAAGCTATTTTCTGTAGTTTATTATATCAAGATAGTGAGTTTATTTCTAATATTTTTTTAAAATACGAAATTACCTTACAAAAACTCTATAAAAAATTAGGTGTTACTAATTTATTAAACGCTCGCGTTAATTGTACAACAGGTCAATCAGAGAAATATGTATCTGCTTATCATACAGATTTTACTGATGAAACTAATCACCATACAACTGCTATTTTTTATTTAAATACAAATAATGGTGGTACACAATTTTTAGAAGGAGACTTTATAGAGTCACGAGCTAATAGAGCAGTTATATTTCCAAACCACATGCAACATGCTGGAGTTTGGTGCACAAATAAAAAACTTAGATTTGTAGCGAATTTTAACTATTTTTGAAGGTACAAACATACCTAGACAAAATTACAAGACCCTTACAGGCGATTCTGAGAGGGCATTTTTTAGCAAAATGAAAAAAAAAGCAACTGAAGATCAATTTAACGAGTTGCATAACCTAGTTACTAAAGAGTTTCTTTCCCGTATAAAATCAGGCGAAGCAACCACACAGGACTTAAAAGCAGCTTGTGATTGGCTTAAAGCTAATGACATTAGCGGAGTTGCTTACGATGGAAACCCTTTAGCAAAATTAGCAAAGGTTATGCCAACTGTTGACCCAGAATTAGTACAGGCTAAGCTCTATGGCAAAAACCTCTGAATACTATAAATCCAACCCAAAAGCTAAAGCTACTAGGCTTAAGCAACAAAAGAGATATAACAAAACTAAGAAGGGATTAGCATTACGTGTTAATGCAAATCGCCTTAACAGGGATCTCGGAACATACGGAAATGGTGACGGCAAAGATGCTGCCCATTATAAAGGAAGTACTACTAAAGGTAGACTTCAGTCTCCATCCACAAATAGGAAAAGCAGACTCAAAATACGTAAATGACCCCTCTATTACCTAGTCCAAAACATTACTTACACAACTTAATAACCATGACAAGTTCAGATTCTAAACGGCTCTGGAGAAGAGCTATTAAAGAGCACTTCAACTGTACATGTGTTTATTGCGGAGAAACTTATGATTTTAAAGAACTTACACTCGATCATGTCAAACCTCGTTCAAAAGGTGGTCAAGATCTTACAAGAAATGTTGTATGCGCGTGCAGGAAATGCAATGCGGACAAAGGTAGTAGTCATTGGCTTGGATGGATGCGAAAGGCATTTGGATTCCAGCCAGTTAGAGAATTACTAATTCATCAACACATTAAATAAAATGGCAACCAGACTCGGAAAACGTCCGCATCCTAAAAATTATGCGATGTATGACCCTAGAGGTAAGGCAAAGTACAGAAAAGATTTAGCTGAATATCACGACAAAAAGAAAAAGATAGAAGCTGAAAAAAATAAACTTTCTACAAAGAAAAATATTGAAAAGCAAAAAACTGCTAATAAGAAAGCTAGTACTGCTAAACCTAAAACAACAGCTAAAAGTAAAGTAGCACCTAAAGCTACAGCAACAAAAGCCAAATCTTTAGCAACTGGAAAAACAACCAGTAAAACAAAAGCTGTTGAAACAATTAAAACACCTAAAACAACTACTCCTAAGAGAAGAGCTGCAACTTCTACTAAGAAAAAAGTTACACCTAAAGCTAAAGCAACAGTTAAAAAGCCAGCAGTTAAACCAGCAGGCAAGATACCAGCAAAGAAACCTTTAATAAGTACTAAAAATAAATTACGTATTAAAAAAGCTGCTGCAAAAACAGTAGATACTGGTAAAAAGGTAGTAGCCTCTACAAAGAAAAAGATAACTAAGGCAGCTACAGAAGGTAAGAAATTAATTAATAAACCATCACCAACTAAAAGACCTGTAACTAAAGGACAAAAACTTGCAGCACAAGGTAATAAATTACTTAAAAAAGGTGGTAACTATTTAAAAAAACAAGTACTACCAAAAGCTAAAAAAGACTTAGTAAAAGTTGGTAAAGGAATACTTAAAGACCCTAAATCAGTAGTTAAGGGTGCGAAAGGACTTGGTATTTCATATGTTGCAGAAAAAGGTATTAATCAGCTAACAGACAGAGCAATGAAACAGCTTAGCCCTAAAACGCGAGGCAAAAATATGACTCTGAAAGAATATAGAGCTGGAATAGAAAAATTTAAAAAAGAGCAACGTGACAAGTATGGACCGTTGCCCGGTTATGGAATGCTTTACCAAGGTATTAAAAAACGAATTACTGGTAAAACTAAAAATAATAATCAGTCTTCTACTACCAAGAATATTAACAAGCAAAAGCAAGCTAATAACACTGGTTTAAAAATTAAAAAGACTGAACGTTCTAGTAAGGTAAATAGAAATAAAGATTACAACGCTAAAACAGCTACTAAAAAACGTAACACTGGTTTATCTGAGTTTAGAGTAGACGCTAAAGAAAACAGAAAATTACAGTTAGAAGCTCAAAATAAAAAGCCAATAACTTATAGTAGACAGTTATCTACTCAAGCTAAAGAACAAGTTAGTGATACTAAAAAGAATAAAGATAAAAAAGTTAGAAGATCAGGTCTTCCTGCAAAGTTTATAAAAACAAGAAAAGGTACTCTAGCTAAACGTGGTACTGTGGGTGCACGTAGAGCTGAAAATAGAGAAAGAGCAAGAGAACGCGCTAAAGAAATGGCAAGAAAAAGATTGAGAAATAGGTAAATGCAACAACTGGCAAAACATTTCGTAAAAGGGCAAAGGGCAAAGGCTAAAGCTGTAGCTAAGTCTATAGTTCCTGAACCTGAAATAGTACTAAAACCGAAAGTGGACCCAGTAGAGCAAGCTGTAGAAACACATGTAAACGGTATGAGGGCTAGAGGCAGTATTGATGTCTCTATGCCTTTATTCGAGTTAACTGCACGGTTAACGAAAGATTTACAAGAACGAGGTGGGTTAGATAACGTTACTCTAGCTTATCCTAAAAGAAAACCCGGTAAACTTGGTGACGCACCACAAACTCTTTATAGAAACTATCAGCAAGAATGGCAGAAAACAGGTTTACCTCAAGAGTCATCTTTGTATGCTGAGTTAGATGGTGAAAGATTTTTTGGTGATGTTAAAGATAAAAAAACTGGTAGGCTTGCTATACGTAGTGTCTCTGATAAGTTAAATGAGTCAATAAAAGGTACTGACTCTAGAGCTTTGGCTATTGAAGAACAGAGCTTAGATAAGAAACAAATGAAAAAATGGAACTCATATTTAAAACCTCCAAAGGATGGTGAAACATATGAAGCCCATCATTTAAACATGATTAAACTAATTTCACGTATTGTTAATGGTTTAAATCTAGAACAAAGAACAGCAGTTTATAAACATCTAGGCAGACGTTACGGTTTATTTACTGGTAACGACCCACGTAATAAAGTTAATTTAACTTTTAGCATACATAAAAAGGTTCATAGAAAAATGGAACAGATTGGTTTACAATACCAAAAAGTTTTGTTTGATGAAAATACACCTCTTAAAACAAGAATGAAGTATCTACAAGAATACGTTAAAAAGATGGATGAGATACAGAGATTTATTTACAGAGAGATGTCTAGAAGACCATCAGTAGCTGCTAAATTAAAAGCTAACTAATTTATACATGAAAGACGTTTTAACGTCCTTACAGGGCGATTTCAAGCTGTTTCTACAAGCACTGTGGGACCAGCTTGACTTGCCTTCTCCTACGAGGGCACAATACGCCATTGCAGACTATTTACAAAGCGGACCAAAACGTTTACAGATTCAAGCCTTCCGAGGAGTCGGAAAAAGTTGGATTACTGGAGCGTTTGTTTTGTGGACACTCTTTAATGACGCAGAAAAGAAAATAATGATTATATCAGCTTCTAAGGAAAGAGCTGACAACATGAGTATTTTCTTACAGAAACTTATTATTGAAACACCATGGCTAAGTCACCTACAACCAAAGAGCGACGACGCGAGATGGTCAAGAATTTCCTTCGACGTAAATTGCTCACCTCATCAGGCACCATCAGTCAAAAGTGTTGGTATTACTGGTCAGTTAACGGGAAGTCGCGCAGACCTAATGATTCTGGACGACATAGAAGTACCGGGAAACAGTATGACGGAGTTGATGCGTGAAAAGTTACTTCAACTCTGCACCGAAGCGGAATCAATCCTTACGCCGAAAGACGATAGCCGTATTATGTATCTCGGGACTCCTCAGACTACTTTTACTGTTTATCGTAAGTTGGCAGAGCGGAATTACAGACCATTTGTTTGGCCGGCAAGATTCCCAAAAGATACAACACCATACGACGGACTGATAGCACCACAATTACAAGAGGACATAGATAATGGAGCTTTACCACTTACTTGCACTGACCCTGATCGTTTTGATGATGACGATCTCGTTGAGAGAGAAGCCTCAATGGGTAGAAGCAACTTTGCACTCCAG